TTGAGGGTGATCCCCGGGCTGCTCATCGAAACCACCCTCCCGAGGCGAGCGCGGTGAAGAACGCGACGACCGCGGATATAGCGGCGGCGATTGCCCCGTCCCGCCCGATCTGCTTATCCTGGCGCGCCTTGATCTCGGCGATCCGGTCGTCCTGCGCCTGGTTGGCTTCCTTGATCTCCTTGAGCGTGTCCTTGATCCACCGGACGTCCTGCCGGGTCTCGTAGATCATCGCCCTGAGCGCGCCGTCGTCGGTCACCGCACCACCTCGCAGGAGAGTCGCGTCATCGTATTGAGCGGAGACTCGACGAGCAGGATGTCGTACGTCGTGCTACCGACGATCGCCCGGTCGCTCTCGACGATGTCCGGGCAATAATCCTGCAGGGCGATCGAGGTGTTGGCGACGACGTAGGTCTGGTTCGGGCGCTTGATCTCCCGGCCCTTGAGCGGCATGACGTTGCATGGTACATCGGCGTGCCGGTCCGTCCAGGTCTTGACCACCTGCCCGTCGGCGTCCACAGTCTCCGTGAGACACTGGATGGTGCAGCGGTCAGGGAAATGGCTCTCCAGCGCCCCCATGAGCCGAGGGTCAACGATGCCCCGCATCAGATCATCCCCCATGAGTCGGGTGCGATGATCGAGCCCGGCCCGGGGATGATGTCGATATACTCATCATCCTCGGCCGCCTCGGCCGCTGCCCGGGACCGGAGGCTCTCGGCCTGCTGATGCAGCGCGTTGGCGACTGCCTGCCCGTTTGTTTTCAGGCCGTTGACTTCGATATACTTGAGGATCAGGGCCTGTGATGTGGCGATCTGGTCGAGAGCGTCTGCTGCCGCATACCGGACGTTGCCGTTGTTGAGGTCGAGGAGGGCCTCGATCTCCTCGTCGCTGAAAATCTCATGGTCAGGGTCGCGGTCGGTGCAGAGCTGCCGCACCAGGCCAATCGGTGTCCCCGGGACGTACGTAAATGTCACGGTTTCGGCTCCTTGAGGCGGCGCGGCTTGGGCGCCGGGCGCTGTTGGTTCAGCAGGGCGATGATCTCGTCGTTCTGCTGCACGATCCGGGCGAGATAGACGTCCGTCGTGGTTACCGGGTGCGGTAAGTTGTCCATGATGATCACCCGGAAAAAGGGGGATGCCCCCTTACTTCCCGAAGCTCCCCACAGCTCCGCGCGGGTCCATCGCCTTGCCCCCGACGACGTGCGTGATCTTGAATGCGATCGCGCCGCGGTCGAAGTCGCCGCTGAAGGGGCTGAGATCCCCGCCTCCGATGGGAACGGCGTCCGGGCTCTTCATCGTGAGCTGCGGTTCATTGTAGCCCCTGAGGAATCCGATCTCGACCGCCGGACGCTCAAGCTGCGCCGGGTCGGCGAAGAGGAACCATGCCTTCTTACGAACATCGGCGTCGGTGATGATCTTCGAGATGTACGGAGCGACGGAAACCTTGAGGTTGCCGAAGAGGCCGGGGGTCGTGATCTTCGTGTCCGTCCCGGACGCGATCTCCATCTGAATGGTCTTGACGATCTCCTGGGCGGTGATCTTGAGCGCAGGGGGCACCACAAGCACTGCCGGGTCGTTGAAGATCGGCTCGTCGCCCTTGTCTGAGAGGTCGGCCATCACGCCGGCGGCCGTCTTCAGGTTGGCTGCGTTCAGGGCAAGCGTGAGCTTGTTACCGTTCGCATCGCTGAAGAACGTCGCGTCCGGACCGCTTGCATCGCAGATCAGCGACGTGGCGAGTTTCTCGGTGGTGCGCTTGGCGGCGACGCCGAGCCGGGCCGGGATGGTCGTGAGCGCCGAGAGGTCGTCGTTGATGAACGCCTCCCAGGAGAAGGCGAACTTCCGCTCGTATTTCTCGACCTTGTATCCGTATTTGCCCTCATCGAGGTTGGCATAGGGCGCCTCCCCCAGCTCCTTGACCTTCGTCAGGGCTCCGTCCCCGAGATCGAGGAAGTGCCGCTCCAGTTCGCGGAAGTCCTTCGCGTCGCGGTAGATGCTGCACCAGTCCTGGTAGGAGGTCGGATACGGTCGGTAGCCGCCGAGCAGCGTCCGGTCGATGACGCCGCCGAGCAGCCCGGGGAAGTCGCTGGTGGTCATTGCCTCTGCGAACCGGGCGCGGGCGATACGTCCCCGGCGGAACTCGTCGATGAACTGCATCGTCTCGACGAGTTTCTGCCGGTATTCAGGGTCAGCGGCGAACCGCTCCCGGAGGGTCGGGCTCAGGTTGCGCCCGTCAGTCTCGAAAATGTTTTTCCCCGTCATGTTACTCAGCCTCCGTAGGGAGGAATTCCAGTGCCAGCGCCGCCTCAGCGAGTGCCGTGGCCTCTCCAGATTTGGTCGCGGTGAAGAGCACGACGTCGCCAGCCGCGAGCACTTTGTGCGTCGCATCGAGGGTGCCGAGATCCAGCGCCTTGTACGCCACGAGTGCAGCGCCCCCGGTCGCCTTGGTGGTCTTCTCCACGATCTTGTCGGTGCCCGCGCCGGTGGCCCCCTTGTCGACCAGGGCGAACGTCCAATAGTTCGTGTCGTTCGCGGCGACGGCGTCCTTCGTGACGATCTTTGCGGCGTTCAGGCTCCCGGCGGTCGGTGCGACGAACGCGACCTGCGACGTGGTTGCACTCACAGCGCCGAGCGGGACGATGATCGCCCGGCTGTTCGC